TGATCCCGGAAACCGCCGTTGATGTTCTGGCTGTTGTTCAGCCACGGATAGAGGCCATCTGCGCCCCACATACCGCCGCCGAAGCCGCCGCCCCATCCATTTCCGTTGAACATACCGAAAAGAAGGAAGAGAATGATCCAACTTGACCAATCGCCGCCAAATCCACACCCGTTGCCGTTGCCGTACATCGGTGTAACTGGCATTACCATAGAGTTGTCATCTGTGAGTGCCATACTCACTCCTTTCTACCGCATAACTATTGCGGTGAGCGGCTATCCTCAAATCGGATAGTCGGTGTATAGTTTCCTCAAACCTTGCGCATGGTTTTTGAGCGTTTTAATTGCCGCCGTTAATCATTCCTTGTATCTGTCTGGCGGTCTGCTGAAGTTGGTTATATTGTGACTGCGACAGCTTCCCAGAATCCATAAGCTTCTGTATCATCCCTTGCGGATTGTTCTGGTATTCAGCCGGGATTCCCATCTGTTGTATTGCCTGTTGTGGATTCTGCATGAATTGACGAACCTGCATGAGCATCATCGGATTTATCATCATTCCCTCCTATCCTTGCTTTTAAGGCTCTTATTTCGTTCCAGAGTAGATTTATCTGCTTTTCTGTTTCTGATAGCTGTGCGTGGCTGTTTTGCGCTGTCTGCGGCGTGTCCTCAACCTTCACAAGGCGGTATTTTTCAAATGTGGGCTGCTCAAGTGGTGAAAATCCTCTGGTCTTTGTGTATACAAATGAATTGTTCTCATCTTTGAACGTGATCGAGTTGCCTGGAGCCACAGGCCAGTTATAAGCCTCTTCAATACTCCGCACGGACACAAAAGCATTGTTCTGTGTTTGATATTGCTGTTGCTGAATATAAGGATTTTGATAGCCCTGATATGTGTTTTGATATGGTGTGTACGCCATTACTCATCCCTCCTATACCAGACAAAAAGAACTGTTTCACTGCCCGAATCCCAAGAATCAAAGAATGTCCCGTCTTTTGCAGCTACGACATGACCGCTCGTAAACATGACGTATGTTCCTGTCGGGTTCGCCTCACAAAATCCCCTGACAGTGAAGTGTCCGATCATGTTTCCCGGAATGTTAAAAGCTTCAAATCCGTTCTGACGCAATACCGCCCATATCACAGAATTGCTCGATGGCATATCGCACATTCCGTATGCCGCAGTTGCCAGTTTTAAGAATGCTTCCTGCCATGTCATGTCAAGAGCAACGGACAACGCTCTCACTGCGCAGTCCCCAACAACTCGACCGCATGGATTGTTTAAATAGTATTTCCACATGAAAAAAGCATAAAAAAAAGACACCGCTTTCACGATGTCTTAAAAGTGCCGATTCCGTGCCTTTTAGAGATGTTTGAATATCCTGTCCTCGCCCTTGTAGACGATCCGTTTTATCTGCCGAACGGACATATCAAAATAATCCGAAAGTGCATCATATGTCATACCGTCCAAAAGGCGTGCTTTAAGTACCGACCTGTCACGCTCCGAAAAAATCCATTCGTCAATCAGGCGCGATAGCTGTGTGCGAGAAAGCCCGGTTTGTTCTGCTGTCATTTCTTCACCCTGATACGCCCTGTTCCCCTGCACATGTTGCACTTTCTGTAACCGGAATTACCACCAGTCTTCCTGACTCTTCTTTTCGTTACTGTCTTAGTCACTCTCGCCATTGATGTTCACACTTCCATCCCCGTTGATAACTGCATTGCCGCCATCTGTTGCGTCTGACGTGTAAGTAGTTGTTACCTCTTCCGTGAACTGAGATTCGTAGTACATCCATCCAAGGTTGCTACCGACAAAAGCAATGAATATCACAATGCATAATATCCATAGCCGCTTGATTGTGCGCTCCTGCCTTGCCATAATTCCTTCATGGACAAGGTACGGGATTGTTTCAGGTGCTTTGTTCTCCATAGCGCATTCCTCCTTATGGAGATTATACCACAACCTCTTTCACATAAGTACCCTGATACAGATTGTCCGGCTTGAATGCCTTTCGGATTTCTGCCGCCCTCTTCTCTGCGTTCTCCTTGTCCCGGAATGATCCACAAAAGACACGCCACCAACCGCCGCTGTATTCCTTGAAGCAATCATACCCAGTACGGCTCTTGACCTTCAACATGGTATCATCTGCTTTCGCTACACCATGATCCGCTTCCACCTGCACACGGTATCTCACTTCCTTTGGCTTTTCAGGTTCTTCTGGTTCTTCGGGTGTGGGGATATCCGGCACAGGTGATGTGTCATACTTCGTCAGATCGTACTTCTTAATCAGGTTCAGAACCTTCGTCTGATATCCGCTGTCCGTTGCGTACCCTTCCGGGTGTTTGTCCGTGCCTGTGCCGACATAGATGATATGGATCGCTTCAGCCGGGTCACGGACTCCCTGAATACGGGCATACTTGAGTCCCTTATCGTTACGAACGTGGAGCAGAAACGCTGCATAGTCCTCCATGCACTGACGGTAAGATTGATAGACTCTAAAGGATGAGAGCCGCGGAACCACTTTTCCATTTTCTTCCTCTGGCGAATACTTCTCGTATGTTCGTCCATCCCACACGCTCCATTCTTTCCATGTCGAATTGATAAGGTCAGCTTTCATCCCGAAGATGTTGTGCCGCTTCGCAAGGTCGGTTTTGCCCCATCCCGTTTCAAGTGATGCCTGTGCAAGCATAACGCTTGCGAGAAGGTCGTTTATCGCCGCTACAGCGACCGCATCAGGCGCAAGTAGGGAAATCCACGCCTCAGGTGTGTAATCGCCGTCTACGGGCGTTTCTGACGGTTTGGAGGTGTACAGGCACTTCCCATTTTCATCGTATACCGAAAAGCCCGGATGAGCGTCCGCACAGGCTTTTGCGTTGTCGAGGTTGATATAAGCTCCAAGCTGTGTATCGGGCTGATCCCAAGCAAACCTGACTCTGTACCACTCAATCGGTGCGCCGCCAAGCGACTCATGAAACGCAAGCCACTTTGACTCGTCACCGCTGTCACCGTTCCACCCGATTACGCCCGGGCAACATTTTCCGTTGCAATCGTAGTGACGGATAACATGGTCTGCCGGGATGTGATACAGATCCATGATATACCGTGCCGCTTCCTGCGCCTTTGCCAGAACCGCCGCCGTGAAGTAATAGGCCGGGTCATTCGGGTATGTGATCTTACCGTTTAGGTTCCCGGAGCATATCTCAAGGCTGACTGTATTTCTGTTCTTTGCGATTCCGTACAGTCTGCCGCCCTTCGTGGCGTACTTGTCGCCGCCGACAGCATGACAGTAACGGTTCAGCGGATCGGGGTTATACTGGATCAGACCGCCCTCATCTACGATGTAGTCAGCCGAACCTTCGGCATCGGGATTGGCAAACCATGACGCACATCCGCTTGCCGCTCCTGCCTTACATGAAACTCCGGCTGTGTAATGGATGGCGAACCACTCTATCTTCCTTCCGGGAGCCGCCGTTGTGTTAGCGGTTCCCGTCTGTTTGGTGACTTTCATCATATCTCCTTCACATATACATCAATTTTCTTTTTTGCTACCTTTTCGGCAAGCCTTTCCGCATTGGTTTTACCTGAGAAATATCCCACCTGAACCTTCATCAGACCATCTTCCACAACCTTAGTGGTAGGAAAGCCTTTTTTCTCAACGAGTTCCACCTGCTCATTAAACTTGCCGATATCGGAATAAGCACCACACTGCACACGGTAATGCGCTCTATCCTTCAGTCGTAAAATGTAATTGACCTTGCTGTTCTTATGAGCAAGGCTCCCTATCAGCTTCTTGATCTTTGCCCCTTCGCCAGAACCTGACGCATAAGCATGGCCAGAATCGAACGATTTGCCGTTGCCGTAATACACATTGGTGTGGTTCATACCATGATAGCCAAGCAGGATATCCCCATCACACAGCCTTGCGTTCTTCTCGAGCCAAGCGACCGTCTTGCCGCCTGTGCTGATGATGTCAAAATTCTTCTTTGCATCGACTTTGGCATGATCATTCAGCCACACGATCTTCCCATCGCCGCCATACCATGAAACGCTCTTGATTCCGACACACATTAACGCCCAGACAACACCATCAACACAATTGATAAGGTATTTGCCTTTCTTCCTCGCATCAGCAAAGTCCTTTCCCTTCATGCTCTTTACATTGCAATACTTCCACTGATGACCATCAGCATTATCAGCTTTCACGGTGCTGTTCATAGCTTTAAGCGCTTTCAGGAATTCCTCGTTTTTGTGCATTCAGCCAATCACCTTACTTTCTGTGTCCGTGCAGAAGAATACCCCTGCACCATCAAACACATCCCTTGCGATATCTTCAAACAGCGTGGACTTGTTGCCGTTGATATCAGCCATGTTGTCGTTGAAGAACTGCACAACCTTATTCTGGAACACAACGAAGTCTACCTTGTTCCCGTAAGGATCAGGAACCGTCTTGATGAAGCTGATCGCAGGGTTTCCGCTGAACGCATCACGGAACAGGTCAATCTCCCTGTCTCCGTCATTGCTCGGCACAACCTCGATGCACACTGATACGTTCCCGAACACCTTTTCTTCCGGCAGAAGCTTACTCAGTGCCGATGCTTTCTCTTCGCCGTTTACACGCAGGATGATCTTCTTCACATCGCCATCATCAAACGACAGCTTCACATCATCATCAGCCGCAAAAAGGGCGTCCAGTTCGTTATAAAACTCCTCCCAAGGGCTGCTCAGTTTTACCTTCTCCATATCCCTCTCCTTTCAGTTTTCATTTGTCTCAGGTACTTCCGGCAGTCCGGCAAGGCTCGTCAGCAAAGATAAAACACCTGCAAGAGCCGATGCTGATACAACAAATTTCCAGTTGACCTCACCGATTGCCGCCGCTGTTCCGATGGTCGCTATAGCCGTCTGCGCACAAGTCTTAACCGCCCTAATTGCGGCACATTTCAGCCATTGCAAAGTAAATATCTTATTCATACGCTCCCTTCTCCTTTCTCGTAAGAAGTCATCATAAACACAACAATACCGCAAGCACCACAAGCCGCCTCTACCGTCCTTGCGGCGGTACTGGCATTCACAGCAGATTTCATTTACCGTCATCATGTCGTTCTAAATCATCAATCCTGTGGTTTGCCGTCTTCTGCTTCTCTTCCAAAACATCAGCCCTGCGCTCCAGTTCATACGTCCGGTCAATCAGGTTGTTGTGCTTGTCGACTTTCTTCTCCAACTGTTCAAGTCGATAGCTGATAAGCACAATATTGTCGTTATGCGCCTTCTGCACTTT